GGACGGCCGGATCGGCAGCGCCACGCCGCATTCGGAACTCCGCGGCGGGTACACGGTCGATAACAACAAGAAAGCCGGGCCCTCCGGCGAGCTCGGGGTCCAGGCCCAGCAGCACATGCAGGTCGGGCATCAAGGCGGCGATGCCTGGAGTCCGCGAGTCAAGAAAGCCCGCGGCATGGCGAAGCCCAATACCAAAGCCTACGCCAATCCCGTGAACGTCGCGCGGGGTGCCCTGAAGCATGTGAAGCCCGACTAATGGCCATCAAGGACGGCCATCCCGACGCGCATCTCTGGATGCAGGCGGCGGTGCCCAAGAGCCATCGGGGGATCTTCACCGCCAAGGCCAAGAAAGCGGGCAAGAGCGTCCAGCAGTACGCCCGGGCCAAGGCGCATGCGCCGGGGAAGCTCGGGGCCCAAGCCCGCTTCGCGCTGAACGCGAAGAAAGTGGCCCGTGGCGCTTGATACCTACGCCAACCTCCAGCTTGCGGTCATTGACTGGCTGATTAAGCCCAGTCTCACCGCGCAGATTCCCGATTTCATCACCCTGGCTGAAGTCCGACTCCGACGGGAATTGAAGGACTGGCTCCGGACCACGCTGCTCGCGACGAACGTCACGGCGGACTATCAACTCCCCGCGACGGTGCAGGATGTGGTGGGTGTGTCGTACAATGATGGCGCAGCGGGCGCGCATAACTTCCCCGTCGATCTCATCAGCCGCATCGACTATCAGACCTGGATGGAGCGCGACGCTGGTGCTAATACGCCGGCGGGACAACTCGCCTACCCTGATCTTGACGTCTCCACCGGGATCACGACGCTCCGCTTCTGGCCCCCAGCCACCGTTACGGGCCCCATCGCCAACCTCAAGATCAGTGTGGACGGCTATCTCCCGGCTCTATCGGGGAGCAATCCGACGAATGCGCTGCTCCGGGACGCGCCCGACCTGTACCTCTTCGGGGCCTTGGCCGAGAGCGCGCCGTATCTCCAGCATGATGAGCGTTTGCAAGTCTGGGAAGCCCGATTGAGCGCCGGGGTCAAGGCCCTGCGGGTGAGTACGGAGCGCCGGCTCTACGGGGGGGCACCCCGGCGCCGCGAGTTTGCCCGGACTTTTGGATAGGAGCACCGATGCCGAATCTCTCAAGGGTTGATCCCCGAAGTCTCCCTGCGTTGTGGGCATGGTTCGACGCCATGTACCCGAACGGATTTGGCGCCGCGCTCACCGCGGATGCGGCGGCGATGGCCCAATGGAACGATCTGTCGGGGAACGGGCGACATCTCGTCCAAGCCACCGGGGCGAATCAGCCGTTGTTCCGGCTCACGGGCGGCCCGAACAACTTCCCGTCGGTCAACTTCGTGGACAATACGGACACGATGCAGATCGCCACCGCCGGGGCGCGGGCGCGGCCCATTACGGTGGTCGGGGTCGTCAAGAACACGGTTGCGGATGATGCGGCCTACCACATGGCCGTGACGTTCAACGCCCAGCGGATCGGCATCGGCTTGGACTGGACGGGCGCGAACAACACGTTCATTGCCCGCGACGATGCGGCGATCATGGCGGGCACGACGGTGGCGGGGGATACCACGACCTATCACGTCGAGAGCTTCGTCGCCCAGCCCGTGGGCGGGACGAGTCGGTGCGGGACGGATGGGACGCATGTGACCGTCGCGGGGCTCGCGGGCACGAACACGGACTCCAACGTGGACGTGGGGACGGGCGGCACGGTGGCGACGGCCTGGATCGGCCACGTCTGCGAGGCCATCATCTGCACGGGCGAGTTGAATCCGGCCATCATCTTCTCGGTGGAGCAGGCGCTCATGGAGAAGTGGGGCCTCATCAATTCCTATAAGGTCGCCGCCTAGTGGCGACCACCCCGATTTATGGGTTCACACTCCCGACGGTTGCCGGCGATTCTGGAGTCTGGGGAGGATTCCTGAACACGGATATTACCGCGCTCGAGAACGAACTCGCCAGGCTGCGCGTTCCGTTCCTGACGCCGACGTACAATGTCGGGGGCACGACCACTCTCGATTGCAGCCAAACGACGGGCGCGCGCGTGCATCTGCTGACGGTCTCAGGCGCCTCGACGTTGGCGTTCTCCGGTGTGCCGTCGGCAAGCTTCGATTGCAAGCTCACGCTCATCATCACCAATGGCTCGGCCTTTGTCCTCACCTTCCCCGCGGCGGTGACATGGCTCTCCGGGGTGGCGCCGACGTTCAAGGCGTCCGGCGTGGACATCGTGGATCTGGAAACGAAGGATGCCGGGACGACCTGGTATGCGACCCTGCGGAATCCCCGACCGGGCGTACTATTTCAGGACGCGGGCAAAACGACAACCTCGGGCTCGGAAGTCAGTCTGACGTCATATACCCTTGGTGCGGGGGTCTTAGCGGTCAATGGCCAGCGTATCCGCATCACCATCGGAGGCGCCGCGCCGGCGGGTGGGGGAGCGGTCAAGATCAAGTTCGGTGCGACGGATGTCATGGCGTCATCGGCGCTGGGAGCCAATGAAAGCTTCTACTGCACGGTGATGGTGATTCGGCTCGGGGCCACGACGCAGGGCGGCAATGCGCTCGTGGTGAAAGGCAACACGCCGACGATCCTCATTCCGCGCACGGTCCCGCTCGAAACGCTCTCTGGCACCGTGCTGATTGATTTCCGTGGGAATGCTACCGTCGGGGGTCAGACACTGCAATTGGATCATGCCATCATCGAGTATTTGGCGGCCTAGTGGAAACCCTTATTCCTGTCGGATTACCGCCTGGGTTCTATGCGAATGGCACTGCGTACCAGGCGAAGAACCGCTGGTATAAGGGCCATCTGGTCCGCTGGGTCGATGGCGCGCTCCGGCCGGTGGGCGGCTGGACCACCGCCCTAGCGCCTTCGGGCACCGCAATCATCGCCGTCGGCAAGCCGCGGTGCGGCATCTCCTGGCGCAAGAACGACAGCACGGCCTGGCTCGCCGTCGGCACGACGACAAATCTCGCCGTCTATTCCGCTGGGACGCTCACCGATATCACACCCGTCGGCCTGATTGCTGGCGCGGCGGACGGCAGCGCCTCCGCTGGCTTCAGTGCGTATGGGGCGGGCAACTACGGCGCAGGCGTCTACGGGGGCGCGGGCGCGGCCGGCGCGATCTCGGATGCGGATAGCTGGAGCCTCGACACCTTCGGGGAAGTCCTGCTCGGGTGCCTCACCTCGGATGGCAAGCTCTACAGCTCGACGGCGCCCGCCACGGCGACGCAGATCACGAATAGCCCGACGGGCTGCCGCTCGGTCGTCGTGACGCCGGAGCGGTTCGTCTTCGCGCTCGGTGCGGGCAGTGATCCCCGACTCGTCCAGTGGGCGTCCCAGCAGACCTTGACGACCTGGACCCCGGCGGTGGGCAACTCCGCCGGCAGCTTCCCGCTGCAGACACCTGGGCGCATCCTTTCGGGTCGCCGCGTGCCCCGCGAAACGCTGCTCTGGACGGATGTCGATCTCTGGGGCGCCCAATACATCGGTGGCAACCTCATCTACGCCTTTGGTCGGAAAGGGACTGATTGCGGGCTCATCGGGCCTAATGCCATTTGCCTGCAGGGGGATGTGGCGTATTGGATGGGGGCGAAGCAGTTCTTTATGTACGCCGGGTCCGTGCGGTCGCTCCCGTGCGATGTGTCGGACCGCGTTTTCACCGATCTAAGCGATGCCCAACGCGCGAAGATCATTGCCGTCTCGCTCGGGACCTTCAATGAAGTCTGGTGGTTCTATCCGTCTGCGAGTCAGACGGGGACCGAGAATGACCGCTACGTGAAGTTCAACACGAAGACCGGCACGTGGGATACGGGGACCCTCGGCCGGGCCGCCGCGGTGGGGACAGACGTGTTCCCCAACCCGCAGATGTGGGCCTCTGATGGGACGCTCCACACCCATGAGAACGGCCAGAATCGCGGGGGCCAAACGGCCTATGTCGAATCGGGGCCCATGGAGCTCGGGAATGGCGAACGGGTCGCCCGGATACAGCGCGTCGTCCCCGATGTGACGGGAGGGCCGTTGCGGATCACGTTCTTCGCCGCCGATAGCCCGACGGGGACCGAGACGACGGTCGGGCCCTACACGCTGAGTGCGGAGACCGACGTCCGGTTGGAGACCCGCCAGCCCCGGATCAAGCTCGATGATCTGGGCGCGGCGGTGGACTGGCGGCTCGGGACGTTCCGGGTCGGGGTCATCCCCGCTGGGAGGCGCTAGTGCTGCTCCCGAAGGCGCCATCGAAGTATGAGGTCAGCGACCAGGACCAGTTGCGGAACGCCCTCGAGGTCGGGGTCTCGACGCTCGAGCAACGGCCGAACACAAGCCAGTGGGGCGCGGACCGGGGAGACAATAGCGTGACGCTGAACGCGGGGACGGATGCGGAGATCCAGCGCTTCGCGACCGCCTTGACGGCGAATCGCACGATTACGCTCGGGAGCGGGTTTGCGGGGGCCAAGTTCCGCATCGTGCGGAGTGGACTTGGGGCGTTCACGCTGGCGGTGGGCGCCGTGAAAACGCTGCCCGCCGGGACGGCGGCATGGGCGGATGTGGGCCATGATGGCACAGGCTGGTTCTTGAGTGCCCAGGGGGTCTTGTGACGGTAGCTGATGGCACGATCTGTTACGTCCCGGTCTGGAAATAAGGCATGACGCTCGCGAACGCGAAGCCCGATCTCTGGATCACTGGCCCGCTTGGGACGAGCACGGTCAATGCGGCGTCCTCGGCGTTCCACGACCAAACGACGCTCGAACAGAAAATCACCGCCGCATATGCCTATGCGTTGTCGGTAGGGGCAAAGTATCTCTACCTGCCAGATTGTTTCGAGGGCTACGATCCGACACTCGTCACGCCGCAGCCCGGCATTATCCTATTGACCGAAAGCCAGCGTTCCGTCAATGCGGTAGTCAGCGTCCGAGCCTATGGTGCGAAAGGCGATGGAACGACGGATGACACGGCCGCGATTCAATCAGCGCACACCGCGGCCTTGGCCAGCGGGGCAGTTCGTCCAGTGGTCTGGTTCCCGAACGGGACCTATCGCATCAGTGTTGGGGCAACGTGGTGCCTGAGCATTAACGGCGGTCCCGTGACGTGGCAGGGCGCGCCGGGGGCGATGTTGCAACTGGCCTCGGGCACGACCGCTGCGATTGAAATGCTCCGCATTAATACGGCGCCCGGTTCCGCCCAACTGGGTGGCGGGGCGGTCAAGATCATCATTGATGGACTCGCCTTTGACACGAACAATGGCCAACTCGCCATCGGCATTCGAGGACTGAATACCAAGGACGTCGTGGTCCGGAACTGCCGCTTTACGAATATCGGTAACAACGGCAGCAATGCCGGAGGCTACGGCGTGAAGTTCGAGGGTGTCGCCGCGGGGCCCGCCAATCCCTTTGTCTGGGCGGCCGCCGCGCCGGCCTCCTTCTGCCAAGAGAATAAGGTGCTTAACTGCGCCTTTGATGGCTTCGCCGCGGGGACGCCGGGGCAGAATTACGGGACCGGGATTCTGATCTACGAGAACGATGGGGCCTTAATCCATGAGAACACCATTACTTCCGGGATCGGTGTCTCCGTCTTTGGGCCCAATCGCCGCATCGTCGTGGATAGCAATGAGATTTACGACTGTGGCGATGTGGGGATTTACTGCTCCATCGACTCGGCCGGCTACGGCGATAACAATCGTTCCCGAGAGCACGTCATTTCCAACAACGTCGTGCGGAATTGCGCGGGCGATTCGGGGATCAAGTGCAACGGATCACGGATGACGGTCCGGGGCAACACCTGCTCCTATAACGCGAACAGCGGGATCAAGGCCGATCATTCGAGCGAGTTGGCGATCATCGGCAATCAGTGCATGAACAACACGAACCGGGCGATCATGCTTGCCAAGGCGTCGTTGGCGAATGAAGGGAGCCATGATGGTGCGACCATCGAGGGCAACATCTGCATTGACGATGCGGCGGACGGCATCTTCGTGCAGGGCGGTGGCGACACGGGAGCCAGTCCGGCGACGAATATCACGATCATCGGCAATAAGCTGGCGCGCAATCTCTTGAACGGGATTCGCTGTGACGACTGCGACAGTCGGCTGCGGATCATCGGCAATGTCGCCGTGGAGAATGGTCCAGCGGGCGGCGTAGGGGCCGGCATCTTCCTGCGGGCCACGAATCTCAACTGGGGCGGCGCGACGATTGCGTTCAATCGCTGTGCTGGTCTGGTGACGGGTGTTGCCGCGACCGCCAAACAGCCCTGCGGGATTCAGTTTGATGCGGCTAGCGGCAAGACCTTGAGTGTCTGCTACAGCCATGTGAACGACTGTTCCGATTCTCCCAACGTCACGGCGACCAGTGGCATTGCGATCTGCACCCAGGCGAACCGGACCGGCGGCGGCACGGTCAGTGGGCAGTATATGCGGGGCACGATGTACCGGAACACGACCTATGGCCCCGTGCAGACCGCGATCGGCATCGGCATTCAGACGACCGATATCGTGCTGCGGGAAGACGAGTCGGGTTTGAGCATCGAGTTTGGCCCCGTCTTCACCGGACGGCGCTCGACAGTACTCTTCCAGAACGCCGGCTTGACGAGTACCAGCACGGTTGATGCGAGCATCAATTTCTATTCGCTGCCAGCTTCGACGTTGAATGCGGCGGCCCAGGCGATTCGCATTACGGCTCGCGGAAGAATGGCGACGCAGGCAGGCTCGTTCAACGTGAAGTTTGGGGCGACCGTTTTAGGGACCGTCGCGCCGCTCGCGGGTGAGAGTTGGGAATGGGTTGGCACGCTGACACGGACGGGGGCCGCGACCCAACTGGCTACGGGACACACGCTGCATAATGCCACGATTGCCTCATTTGCCGCGCAACCCGCCGAGACGCTCGCGAATGCGCTTGGGATAGACTTCCGCGGCTCGGTGACGTCGGGTGGCACCCTAACGGTGGATTATATGATGGTGGAATACGTGTCGTCGTGATTGCCACATCACCGATCGCCCGCGCCCTGGTTTATAGCGGCGGCTCGCACACCGCCGCCGATATTGACCGCGCTATCGAATGCGGCGACTTGCAGCGCTGGGACGGGGAGTGTTCGACCATTATCACGGAGATCAAACAGACGCCCCAGCAGAAAATCCTTCTTTATTTCCTCGCGGAAGGGGATCTCACGGAGTTACGTGCCATGGCCCTTGGCATTAACGAATGGGGACGGTCCTTGAGCTGCGTGAAAGCGCAATTGATCGGCCGACGTGGCTGGGAGCGCAGTCCCTTGCGGATGGATGGCTGGCTCCCCGTAAGCATCGTCATGGAGAAATCCCTTGTCTAAGGGCGGCCAGTCTCAAACCGTGTCGCAAACGGTTGACCCGGCAACGCAGCAATACGTCCAACAGATGCGGCGGCTCGCCTTGGGCTATGCGGGTATCCCGGGTTCGCCAAATACCGGCGATCCGAATGCTGGCGTCCCTGGCGGTTGGGCGGCAGCCGGCGCGGGCCGATTCCCTGGCACCAATCTCTCGCCGATCAGCCAACCGCTCCCGGAGGGGATTCAGAACGCCATCGGACAGTACGGCCAATATGCGAATGCCGGGCAACAGGGCCTCGCCGCGCTGACGGGCAACGCGGGTGCCCAGCAGCAATTCATGAACCCCTACCTGAGCAGTCTGAATCCCTTCTTCGCCCAGCAGCGCCAGCAAGCCGTCGAAGGCGCAAATCAGCAGGCCACGCTCGCCGGGGCCTTTGGGGGAGATCGGAGTCAGATTGGTGCGGCCGTGGCGGGGAACCAAGCGGATCAGACGCAAGCAGGATTCAATTACCAAGCCTTCCTGGAGGCGATGCAGCGAGCGCAGAGTGCGGCCGGGATGGGCTTAGGGGCGATTGGGGCTGGGGCCTTCCTGCCGCAGCAATATCAGAGCGGGCAACTCGGCCTGTTGCAGCAAGCCCTCGGACCCTACGGGCAGACACAGACCCAGCCGCTCTATCGGAATGCTGGGGCGGGAGCCATTGGCGGCGCACTAGCTGGCGCTCCGCTGGGACCCGCCGGGATCATCGGCGGCGGCCTCTTGGGTTCGGGGATCTTCGGATGACCGGCTTTCCGGCCTA